CTTGAACATTATCGACGCACCGCCAAGGGAGGCATTTAATTGACTGAACACAAACACGCTGAAGTGCTCCGCGCTATTGCCGATGGCAAGACAGTGCAGGTGCTGCTGCTAACAGGTAACGAGCAAAACGATTTCTGGGTTGACATAGCAGCACGCCCATCTATTTGCATGTACCACGAGAAAACATACAGAATAAAACCAGAGGAGCAGCATGAAACCGTTTGACAAGATAGTCACCATTGACTTTGAGACTCGGTGGGATAGCAAAGACTACACACTATCAAAACTTACAACAGAGGAGTACATACGTGATAAGAGATTCAAAGCGTTTGGAGCATGCGTACATGAATTCGGAACCGATGATCCAATTGAGTGGATTGGAGGAGAAGGACTACGTGAATACTTTTCTGGAGTCGATTGGAGACGAACCGCAGTGCTGGCGCACAACGCACAGTTCGATGTATCAATTATGGAGTGGGTATACAACGCCCGACCAGCACTCATCTTCGACACACTATCAATGGCGCGAGCTTTACGCGGCGTGGAGGTTGGTAATTCCCTCGCCAAACTTGCAGCAGATTTTGGACTCCCTGCTAAAGGCACAGCTGTACACAACACCAACGGACTACTCGAACTGGACGCTACCATTGAACGAGAACTCGCCGAGTACTGTGCCCATGACGTGTACCTGTGCGAGGAAATCTTCAAACGACTCTCAGTCGGTTACCCCAAATCCGAACTGCGTTTGATCGACATGACGCTCAAGATGTACACACGACCACAGCTTGAGCTTGACAGCAAGATGCTTATCAAAGCATTGACAGAAGAAGGAGAACTGCGTGAAGGCCTACTACAAAAACTCGGCATACAAGAAGCTGAGCTTGCATCGAACCCAAAGTTTGCTGACGTACTTCAAAGCCTCGGGGTTGTTGCCCCGACTAAGGTCAGTAAAACTACCGGCAAAGAGGCGTTTGCTTTCGCGAAGAATGATGCCCTCTTCCAAGCGCTGCTCAACGGTGAACGTGAAGATGTTGCCCTCCTTTGTGAAGCACGCCTTAAAGTTAAATCAACGACCGAACGTACAAGAGCACAACGCTTCCTTGATATTAGCCAGCGCGGTAAATTACCGGTTCCGTTATCGTATTACGGTGCTCTCTCGGGCAGGTGGACGGCAGCGAAAGGTTCAGCAATCAACATGCAAAACCTCAAGCGCGGAAGTTTCTTACGCAAAGCAATTATGGCTCCCGAAGGGCACAGTCTGGTCGTCGGTGACCTCTCACAAATTGAACCGCGAGTACTCGCGTGGCTTTCGGATTACCATGAGATGCTTGACATCTTCAGGGCAGGTGGTGACCCTTACGCGGCGTTCGGAGCGCAGATGTTTAACATATCCGGACTTACTAAGGACTCGCATCCCGACCTCCGGCAGTCTGCGAAAAGTGCGCTCTTGGGTTGCGGGTATGGTCTCGGTTGGGCATCGTTCGCGTCCCAACTTCTTGTGGGGTTCCTTGGTGCGCCGCCAGTCCGTTACGAAAAAGCCTTTGCCAAGGCGTTAGGAGTAGATCAACCATACGCTCAGCGGTTCATTGACTGGGATGACAACGTGGCCAAGATGCTGGAGATACCGCACACCTGTACACAGCAGGAGTTGTTGACGCACTGCCTTGCGGCCAAGAAGATCATCGACATCTACCGCGCCACTGCACACCCCGTTGCTACCTTCTGGGACATGTGCTCACAGCTTATTGAGGACAGCTTGTATGGGGGTAAGGTGTACCAGCACAAGTGCTTGACGTTTAGCAAAGAGCGTATAGAATTACCAAACGGGATGAGCTTGCTCTACCCCGATCTCAGACGCACAAAAGATGACAAAGGTAGGAGCCAGTGGGTATACGGGCCAAATGCTACCAAGCTGTATGCAGGGAAGGTGACCAATAACGTAACGCAGGCCGTTGCGCGTATTGTCATGACTGATGGAATGTTGAGGGTAACCAAGAAGTACCCCGTGGTAGGCACAGTGCACGATGAACAGATCGTGTTGGTGCCTGATGCTGAGGTCGTTGACGCTAAGACGTGGGTCTTGGAACAAATGACGATAGAGCCGAAGTACATGCCGGGGATACCTCTGGCCGCTGACGGTGGTGCACACCGTAGATATGGAGAAGCAAAGCAATGACAGCAAAAACAAAAACACTCATACCCCGCCGCATCCGTGTCGGGGCTAGACAGTATTCAATCGACATCGTGGAGACCATGCTGCGTAAGCGTGACATGGCGCGTATCTACTACGATCACAACAAGATTGAGCTGGGCAAGTTCAGTAACCTGACAGGCAAACAGTTTGATAACGACAGGGTACAGGAGAACTTCTGGCATGAAGTCACGCATGCCATCCTGCACGACATGGGCGAGCACCGACTCAACGGCAACGAAAAGTTTGTGGTCGAGTTCTCAAAGCGATTGTCTAAAGCAATCAAATCAGCGAGGTTCTAATGACACAAGTAACGTGGAGCCACAGTGGCTTGAAAGACTTTGAAGGATGCCCACGCAGGTATTACGAGGTCAAGGTACTCAACAACTATCCGTTTCAGGAAACTGAGGCAACACATTACGGCAAGGAGTTTCACACTGCGGCTGAACTGTACATACGGGATGGCACACCGCTACCAAAGCAGTTCTCTTACGCACAAGAAGTTCTTGATGCGTTGCTGGCCAAGCCGGGCAGGAAGTTGTGCGAGCACGAGATGGGCATCACGCCTGACTTACAGCCGTGTGGCTTCAACGACAAGGGCAGGTGGGTGCGGGGTATTGCTGACTTGCTCGTAATTGATGACGACAACTTGACTGCGCTGGTCGTGGACTACAAGACAGGCAACAACAAATACCCTGACCTTGACCAGTTGAGGTTGATGTCGATGATGGTGTTCAAGCACTTCCCGCACATCCGCAGAGTCAGGTCAGCGTTGCTGTTCGTGGTCAAGAATGATATGGTTAAGTCCAGCATGGCGCTTGACGATGCCGATGCTGAGTGGTGGAAATACCGCGAGCGTGTGGCCAAGCTAGAGCAGTGCCACGATACAGGTGTGTGGAATCCCAAGTCCTCCGCGCTGTGCCCGTGGTGTCCAGTTAAAACGTGTGAGTACAACCCGAAACATTAGGAGTAAATCATGGCAACAAAGAGAGACTACAAAGCAGAATACAAACGCGACTTGGAGACTGGTAAATCCGGCCCCAGTTCTGACCAGCATGAGCGCCAGCGAGCACGACGTGCGTACGACAAGAAGGGCGTCGACAGAAGCGGCAAAGACATCGACCACATCACACCACTGCGCAAGGGTGGTAAGTCCACGACAGGTAACTTGAGACTGCGAGCGAAGAAAGCCAATCAAGGCGACAACAAATAAAACAATTGGAGAAGCAACTTGGAAAACTTAAAAGACTTAAAAGAAGAACTTAAAAACTGGGAAGCAGATGACAGCGACGAAACGGGTAATTTGCTACACAGATACTTTGAAGCAACGCAGTTGCGCGATTGGTGTTCATTAGCAGACGAAGCCCGTGTTGTACACAAACTTATGTTCAATGACGAGCTTGAAGAGGGGTCTCCATTTGATGCAATTATTTCAGGCGTTGCTGCACAAGCAGCAGACAGTGTATGGCGAACAGTGGCCGAAGCGTTGGGACTAGACAAGGATGTGCTTCAAAGTACGCTTGAACCGTGGCACATGACAAATTTTTACGAGCCTGAACCAACGCTTACTAGGGAAGGATTTTTTGCTGCATACAAGGAGCAAGAAGATTTTTACAAAGAGCAGGGCCTACTGGGGAAAAGCTAATGGAAATTCTTGAAGACAAGGCACTAATATTCAGAACCAGAAACCCAGACAAGTACAGCATCATTCCTAAACACAAAGTCATCGAGCGTGATGATGGTGGGTTCGATGTCGCTGTCTACTGGGGACTCGATGAGTGCAGGGTGCTACGCAACCTCGGGGTGAAGGACGTTCCCTCACCCATTACACGCAAGTACAAGTGGCCGGGCAGGTACAAGCCCATGCAACACCAGATCGAGACGGCAGCGTTCTTGACCATGCACCGCAAGTCGTTTGTGTTCTCCGAACCCGGCACTGGTAAGACGCTTGCTGCACTGTGGGCGGCGGACTACTTGATGCAGATCGGTCATGTACGTAGAGTGCTGATCTTGTGCCCGCTGTCCATCATGCAGTCCGCATGGTTAGCAGACTTAAGCAACAGCATCATCCATCGCTCTGCCATCGTCGCTCACCACACGCAGGCTAGTCGGCGCATTGAGATGATTCAACAGGACTACGAGTTCGTCATCACAAACTACGAGGGGTTGAACCTGATAGCCGATGAGATCAATGCTGATGGGCGCTTTGATCTGGTGATTGTGGATGAAGCCAACGCATACAAGACCGTAACCACACGCAGATGGAAGTCATTGAAGTCAATCATCAAACCAAACACACACGTATGGATGATGACGGGTACTCCAGCATCGCAGTCGCCAGCAGATGCGTATGGCTTGGCCAAGATCGTGAACCCTGACGGTGTGCCCAACTTCTACACAGCATGGCGCGACAAGGTGATGAACAAGATCACGCTATACAAGTGGGCACCAAAAGCCAACGCTGCTGATCTGGTACACGAAGCACTGCAACCAGCGATACGGTTCAGCAAAGCGCAGTGCCTTGACTTGCCCCCAGTGCTGACAACCACACGCGAAGTGCCACTCACACCACAGCAAGCCAAGTACTACACGATGCTCAAAGACCGCATGCTGGTGCAAGCCGCAGGCGAGACGATCAGCGCAGTCAACGCTGCCGCTGGTGTATCAAAGTTGTTGCAGATCAGTTGCGGCGCTGTGTACACAGATGACAAAGAAGTTGTCGAGTTCGATGCTGCCCCGCGCTTGGGTGTGTTGGAAGAAATACTGGATGAGACAGATCGCAAGGTCATCATCTTCGCGTTGTTCCGCTCCAGCATCGACAGCATCCAGACGCACCTGACAAAGAAGAATATTCCCAACGAGTGCATACATGGTGGAGTCACACCAAACAAACGCGCAGACATCATCCACAGATTCCAGCATGAGAAGGAGCCAAGGGTGCTGGTCATGCAACCACAAGCTACGGCACACGGGATTACCCTGACTGCTGCGGATACCGTGGTTTTCTTTGGGCCATTGATGAGCGTGGAGCAGTACATCCAGTGCATTGCACGGGCTGACCGCAAGGGGCAGAACTCAGACAAAGTTACTGTTATCCACATCCAAGGCTCGCCAATTGAAAAGAAAATGTTCAAAGCATTGGAGGCTAAGGTAAGTGATAACTCACTTCTTACCCAGATGTTTGAGATAGAAATAAATTCTTGAAAGGAGTTGCAAAACAAAATTTATTGTGTAACATGTCAAACCTTAGACAAACAAAAACAGGAGAAGCATAGTGACTGAAGAACAAGTACCGTTCGATAAGTTGGTGAAGATTTACCGCAAGATGAAGCTGGAGATCGACACCCTGACACAAGAGTACGACACCAAGGTGGAGTTACTCAAAGCGCAACAAGATGAAATCAAGTTCGCTATCAAAGACCAGATGAAGGCACTGGGTGTCTCATCTGTAAAGAGTCCCTTCGGGACTGTATCCATGATGACAAAGACGCGTTACAACACGCAGGACTGGTCGTCGTTCAAGGAATTCATCCTTGAGCACGCGGCTGTTGATCTGCTGGAGAAGCGCATCGCTCAAACCAACATGGCGCAGTTCCTTGAAGAGAACCCGGGGGTAGTACCGCCGGGACTGAATTCAAACACTGAGTTTGAAATTCGTATCACCAAACCAACCAAGTGAGTTTTATATGTCAAACATAACGCTTTTCTCGTCCGCAAACGTACCTGCATTCGCTCGTAACAACGAACTGTCCGACACAGCCAGAGCCTTAACAGGCGGCAGCGTCTCCAACACCAAGCGCATCTCTATCAAAGGCGGCGTGTTCCGTCTTTTAGCTGGTGGCAAGGAAGTTGCAGCAATTGATGACCGCCATCTGGAAGTCGTCATTGTGAAAGCTGCCCCCAAACTCAGCCGCATTTTCTACGCTGCTCAGTACGATGCCGAAAACATTGTTCCCCCTGATTGCTGGAGTAATGATGGCGAACACCCTGATGCTTCCGCGCAAAACAGGCAAGCTGAAACCTGCATGGCCTGCCCACAAAACATTGCAGGGTCTGGTCAAAACAATAGCCGTGCTTGCCGCTTCCAACAGCGCTTGGCCGTTGTGCTGGCCGACAACATTGCTGGGGATGTGATGCAGTT